CGTGGCCAAGTGGGTTATTTTTACTAGCAATTATCACCCGCGAGATTGGTACGACCCGGTTTCGGTCAAGGTTGACTGGGATGACTCGCCGCTACGACGTAGGCTGTTGGAGTTTGGTAACATTCTACAGCTCGGGCCTGTGCCTGACGGCCGAGTGGATTTGGGTGGACGGGACGGAATTAGCAAATTTTTTCGGGAGTAAAAGTGGCGCTTTTCTTTAGCGGCACTTTCGAGATTATCGCTAGCGAGAATGGAGAGGTCGTCGAAGCGCTCCCGCTCGTCGGGTCCGTCGGCGTCGAAGACCGGCAAGCGAGCGCATCGCTCGAAGAGCGCGTCCGTGTCGAAGTACAACAAGACTGTTTCGAAGCAGGCCAAGATTAGCGCTGCTCGCATGGTTGCCAATGCGGTTACCATGGGTTTCATGGGCATCGAGAAGAAGTTTTACGACACTGCTCTCGGTGACACGGCTATTGCCGCTGACACTGGTTTGGCCTCCGGAGAGTATGACCCGAGTGCCACGTCCATGATCTCCACTCCTACGCAGGGTGACGGCGAGCAGCAGCGCGACGGCAAGCGTATCACGATCGACTCCTTGATCCTGAAAGGTCACGTGGTTCGCCCTGCGACTGAGGCCGCGGCTGATCCGCTCGAGTCTCAAAAGGTTTTCGTTGCTGTCGTTCTCGACACTCAGTCCAACGGTGCTCAAATGGACTCTGAGGCTTGTTTTAAGAGCCTCGCTGCTTCTGCCCGTTTCAACTGTGAGCCCTTGAAGAACCTGTTGAGCGGCTCGCGTTTCCGCATTCTGAAGAGTCAGGTTTTCGACCTGACTCCGATCGGCCTGACTGGTGCCGTCGCCACGTACGCTTTCGGCGGCGTTCAGAGAGAGTTTGACTGGTACATTCCGTTTAAGGGCGGGCTGCCCGTCAACTTTAACGCCGGTACTACGGCGTCCATTGCCAATGTCGTTGACAATTCAATTCATGTCATCGCGTTTTCGACTGCCACGGGCAACTTCATTGGCTACAATGCTCGCATTCGTTTCCAGGGCTGAAAAATAAAAAACCAAAAATACGGGATATTCCCGAAAATTGTTTGAGAATAGGAGTTCTTTATGTCAAAGAGAGATGGATTTCTGGGCAAGCTTGGCTCTGCCCGCGCTCGTAAGCATTTGCGTAGCGATTCCGATGATTACGACGATGTGTTGTTGCCGTTTAACGGCAAGGTCTCCGCTGCTCGCGCGTTTCTTTCGGCGCCGGAGTTGAAGTTTTGCGATACGTATCTTTTAGCCACTGACTGTGGCGAAGCTGCGAACTTGTCCGACGGACTTATTTCGCAGTATTCTGGTCCAACTTCCGGCAGGCCGCTTTTCCTTCCCGTTCGCGGTGATGCGTATGATCATCGTACCGGTACAATTGTCCATGTACGGTCTTGGCACCTCAAGCTTAGCTTGCAGGTTTTGCCTATCGACAACGGCACGCGCATCCCTCAAGGGATTAGCGTTTTTGTTGCCTTGATTCACGATAGTCAGACCAATGGCGCGCTTTGTTCTGCCGCTAATGTCTTTTCTAACGCCAGTGGTGATCAAAATCTTCTCATGTGTCTTCAACGTAACCCGCTTTTTGGGAAGCGGTTCGATGTTATCCGTTCTGAGATTGTCGATATGACACCGAATATGTTCGAGGTGTTGGATATTCTCACGCCGGATCAGACTGCGTCTATGGGCGTGTGGAAGCATTTAGAGTTTTTTATGCCTCTTGACCTCGTGGTCAATTTCGCGGAGAATTCCGGTCAGATTCAAGATGTTATCGACCATTCTTTTCATGTTTACGCTGTCCGCACTCCTCATAACGGTTCGGGCGCGGAGAATTACCCTCCAGTCCGAGCCGTTTTCACTTCTAGGTTTCGGTTCACCGATGCTCCGATGTAAGCCGCCGGCAGGGCGCCCCGCCGGCGAGGCGGCCCCCGGCAGGGCCCCCGGAGGGCCGCCGGAGGCACGGAAATTTGAATTTACGCGCAAAATAAATATTTTGAATAATCGTGGGCGAAACAGACTACGTCGACCAGCATGCTACTATTCCAACACATAGTAACAGCCCACAGTTTTGTACCTCCAGCAGATGTCCGAGGCTCGAGAGCTTGATACCAACATGTCCACGGCGTGCGGGTTCGATCCCGACGCCCCTTGGGTCGACGGCGTCGACCGGGAAAAAAATATTATTCCCAAGATGGAGGGTGAGGAGGATTTCCCTTGTCATCAGCCCAGCGAGGAGGAGCCGTCCGAGCACTCGGATCCCGACTTTCCAGAGTGGGTGCCCACCGAGGCCGAAAAAGATGCCGCGTCCCGCTTGCGGGAGATGACCTTTCACGACGCGCAAGCTGTCCAGCCCCGGGCCGCCAAGGCTGCGAAGCGCCCTCGATCGCCGCCGCAGGACGACGATTTGGTGCCCGATCTCGCTGAGATCTTTGATAACTACGGCACGCCGCATCCGGTCCGCATCTCCATCTGCCGAGCCTACGCGTCATACATCGCGTCGCTTCAGCCCAAGAAGCCGAAGGCTGCTCCCAAGAAGCGCTCCAAGTAAAAGTCTCTCTTTTTTCGTTAGCGCACTGGACCCCATTAGCCTAGAGGGTCGGCCCGAGCTTGCGAGGGCCGGTTAGGGAATTAAGGGTCCCGCCCCGGAAGGCGCGCTCGCAACGCGCCGCCCGGGAAGGGTAGGGAATCCCGCCGCAACGCGCGGGGGACATAAGGGCTTTAGGTGAGGGGGCTTTAGCCCCTTTCCCTTTCCGCCCCCGCGGGGCGGGGGCGGGGGCAGCGCCCCGCATAACCCAGTTCGCCCGGGGTCCGGGGGCGGGCTTTAGCCCCCGGCGGGGGCGGGGGCAGAGCCCCAGCAAATGCGCGTGGTCGGAGGCGGCCTCGGCCGCCGGAGACCCGTCGCCCGGGCGCGTTGCGCCCGGCATGTACGACGACAGAGGGTGTCAAGACTCCATTGCGGAGCCGCCTTAGGCGACAAGGGAGATGTCGGCTTGTACATGATTTGAAGTGACCGCCTATATTACCGGTCACTTCTGGTTAAAACCTCTGGTTTTTTCGAAATTTTCCCGCGGAGTGTAGGGCCGCAATCTGCTGTCGTCTTCGACTTAGCGCGTGTGGGGTGGGGGCTCCACTAAGAGCGTTGCGATGCAGGCCCGGAACTACGTTTTTACCATCAACTTCGCCAACGGCGAAGTCACTCTACTCGACCCTGACGAGTTTCCGGAGTGGCTGACATACTGCGTTTGGCAGCTTGAGCTCGGCCATGAGAATCAGATCGAGCACTATCAAGGTTACCTCGAGTGCTCGGGCAAGAAGAGCATGAAGCAAGTTCACGCGATACCGGGCTTTGAGCGTGCCGCTCTCATGGTCCGGCGGGGCACGAGTGCCCAAGCTATTATGTATTCCACTAAGGTCGATACTAGGATCGACGGTCCCTGGTATCACGGGGAGCCTAAGGAGCAAGGCAAGCGGAACGACTTGACTGCGGTGAAGCGCGCCATTGACGATGGCGCGAGCGATGTTGCTCTATGGGACGACCATTTCTCGTCCATGACGAGGTATCACAAAGCGTTTTCTACGTACAAGCGCGTGAAGGCCCCCAAGCGCGATTGGATCACCCACTTTCTCTGTATTATCGGACCCTCTGGTTGCGGGAAGACGCGGCTCGCGCGTGAGTTCTTCCCGGGCGCTTATTGGAAGGCGCCGCTTCATTGGTGGGATGATTACGATGGCGAAGAGTATGTCGTCATGGACGAGTTCCAAGGTCAGTATCCTTTTAGAGAATTGCTCCGTATTCTCGATAGCTCCCCACTTTCTTTGGGGAGTAAGGGGTCTCATGTCAACTTCGTGGCCAAGTGGGTTATTTTTACTAGCAATTATCACCCGCGAGATTGGTACGACCCGGTTTCGGTCAAGGTTGACTGGGATGACTCGCCGCTACGACGTAGGCTGTTGGAGTTTGGTAAC